GATCACGCAGGCGTTCTTCCGGACCGCCGCCATCATCACCCTCGCGGCGGGCTTCTTCGGCTTCCTGTCCGTCCGTCGATGGCTCGGCTTCGATCCCATCCCCGGAGCGGCTGTCGTGTCCGTCGCCATCGCTTCCGCGGTGCTGCTCATTCCGCTGTTCCTGGATCTGACCGTCCAGCGCATCCGGGTGAAGGGATGAGCCCTCGCCTCTCGGCCGTCGCCCACTACCACCGTTTCTACCGCCGCCTCATCCGCGAAGCCGGCCAGTGGCCCGATCGGACCGCCCAATCCGATGAACGGCTCCATGCCGCCACGATCACGTATCGGGCGATGGTGGTCGAGGCCCATCCCGAGAAGGCGGTCCAGCGTTGAATCGTGGCCGACCGTGATCCCGACCCAGAACTACACGAGCGTTCGGCCACCGTCTGGGAGCGGTCTTGGAGTGACTGCGACGACTCGGCCGGACGCTCGCCTCACCCGACGCCAGACGGAGGTGCTGGCCGCCTACGCCCGTCATGGCAACCGACGTGAAGCGGGCGACGAGCTCGGGATCAGCGAGGAGACGGTCCGCGCCAATCTCGGCAATGCCTACGAGGCGCTGGGCGTACACGATGGGATCAGCGCCTTCCGCGTGCTCGGGTGGCTGGTACCGCGGTGATTCGCCTCGCCGTCGCCCTGATCATCTCCGTCGTCCTCGGGGCCTACCTGTTCCTCGCTCAGATCGGGCTAGCCGCCCAGCCGTCGAGCCAGATGCTGCTCTCGACGTGGACCTGGTCCGGCTTTTCGCCGCACTGGACCGACGCGGACGGGGTCGAGTGCCTATCGGACGAGAACTATTGGGACCGGACATGGGTCGCCGACAAGTTCAGCGGCACGTTCACCGTCGAGGTCTACCTCTGCCCCGTCAATGACAACGCCCCGTCAGGCGCGGACAACATGGACATCCACGCCTACATGGGCTTCAAGTCGGGCTCGGCCGAGCTGGCGGTCATGTACCCCGATGGCTCGATCGTGGCGATGCGGCCGATGGCCCAGCGCAATTCGTACGAGGTCTGCGTCGTCGCCGACTGGCTCGATCGCCTACCCGGCGTCTACGGGATCACGTTCATGGCTCAGAAGGCCGTGAACCCCGTTCTCGTCGTGAATGCGGAGCAGACCCGTCCGCCACTCAATGACCCGCTCCGCTATGGCGAGGGGACGTGGAACGGTTGCGCGCTGTCGTGGTGGCAGCGATGACCCGTGACGCGATGGCGGCGGACCTCGCCGGACGGTTGAGGACGTTGATATGAGACGACCCGATTACGACCCCTTCGGCGACAGAATCAGCGTTGTTCAGGAGCCTCCGACGGAGTCGAGGCTTGACGTGGATGCCTTGGAGCAGGCCGTTCGCACCGTCACGAATCGGCACGGCCTAGGTATCACCATCACGGCTAATGGCCAATGGTTCGGGCGTCCGAGGTTCACCGCCGAAGTGGCCGCCGAATACGACCGTCTCTCTCGGGAGCCCTGAGCACCGTGAACTGCTCCACCTGCGGCCACCTCTACCTCGCCCACGTCCCCCATCCCGAGGGTTTCTGGTGCCGGGAGTGCCGGTGTAAGCGCAGGTTCCTCCGATGAAGCTGCGCGAGTTCGACATCATCGACGGAGACCGCATCATCCCGGCCGAGTGGTTGCATGACATCGGGGCCGCCGCCGACGAGCTCGGCTACGGCATTGAACTCATTGAGCCGAGCCACATCCGGTTGTCCGACCGCGGCTACACGCTCGACATCGACACCCATTTCCTCAGCGGCGACACGCTCCGGGCGCTGCTCAAATCGCGTAAGGGCACGCCGTGCACGCCCGCATGACCGCCATATTCGTCCTCATCCTCGCGGGTCTTGTGGTGCTGGCATATCTGGCGACGCCGGTGGCACCGCGATGAGGTTCTTTCGGGCGCTTCGGTCGTTCCTGTTCGGCCCACCGTGCCCCGATTGCGGTCGACGAGATCCCGGTGGTCGGATGCTCGGCTTGTGGTGGCATGCCGACCTATGCCCCAAACAGCGACCGGCATACCCGGATATGGCGGACAACGAATGACCTTCGCGCCCGCCACCCTCACCGCTCTCGCCGCCTACTGGATCAGCCAGAAGGGCGTCAACCTCGGCATCGTCGGAGACCAGGCCCACGCCGCCAAGGGCGTCTCCTACCACCTCGGCAAGTCCCAGCTCCTGACCGATGCCTATTCGATCCAGACGGCCCGTGACAAGGCTGGGCTCACCGAGGCCGCCGCGGCAATCGACCTCGGCAAGCTGGATGGCTCCTATCCGGCGTTGCGCCGTTTCTCCGACTGGCTCGCCAAGCGATGCCTGGCAGGCGACGACCCGGCCACCTTCGATGTCCGTGAGGTCATCTACACCGCCGATGGCAAGAAGGTGCTCGGATACAAGGACGGCGTGAACTTCCTCATCCCCGACTACGGCAACGACTCGCACCTCTGGCATACGCACATCAGCTTCTACCGCGACTCGGAGAAGCGCGACAAGGTGTCGCTGTTCCAGCCGTACTTCACCCCCAAGGTCCGGGAGGAACCGATGCAGGACTTCACCTATGGAACGGACGCCAAGGCCGGCACCCTCCTTGTGGCAACGGCCGGCCACTACGCTCTCCGCCTCAGCGATGGGACACTCCACGGGCCCTTGGATGCGCCATACGAGGTCACGCCATCGTTCGGCCCGGTCAAGCTGGCAACCCCCATTCCCGGCGGTCCCGCAGGCGAGGACAGGCGGACAGGCTTCCTGTTCACCACCGACGGCACGGCCTACTTCATGCTCGGCAACGCCGGCGTGTCGTTCAAGGGCTCCGACGAGCGCGCAGCGGGCCGGGAGTCGATGCGTGAGGACGCCGTTGCGGCGTTGGCGTCTATCCCGTGACGACGGCGCGATTCCCGATAGCGGCTGACGCCATCAACCGTCGGTTCTGGGCCATGTCCAGCGTGTTGCACGACTTCATGCGGCGCCATGGGGTGGAGCCGTTCAACCGGGAGCACACCCGCCTCTATACCGTCGCCATCTCGGATGAGTTCTGGCAGGCGGCTCGTCACTATGTCGCCTCGGTTGGTGACCGCGTCTACGTCCCGGATGAGGTCATTCCCGGCTATCACCAACTGTTTGGCTACGCCATCCGCGTTGACCCCTTCCTGCGGGATGACGAGCTGCGCTTGGAGGACCGTCGATGAACCTACTCCGCGGCTTCTGGAAGCTCGTCAAGAAGTACCCCGTCCGAGCGCAGGGCGTCATCGTCGCGGGAGTCGCCGCCGCATCGGCGTTCGGGCTGGGCTGGAACGGTGCCCAAGTTGGTGCCGTGACTGGCTTGACGGCAGCCATCTTGTCCTTCGCAACCGAGAGCGCCGTCACCTCGATGGCGGAGCCCAATCTGGCAGTTGGTTCCCCCGTCAACGCCGGTTCCGCCGTGGTGGCGAGCATCAACCCCCCGCCCGAGCCGACGGCCAACGTGGCACCGGAGATCGTAGGAGGCAAGCCGTGAACATCCCGAACTGGCTATGGGTCCTCATGGCCATCCTCGTGATCCTGGCGATCCTCTGGCTCATCGGGATCCGGGTCAACGTCGGGTGAGCAAGACCCTCGCTCGGCTCAGTCTCGAGCAGCCGTTCCTCGACGACCACCGGACCTCGGTAGCGGTCGTTGCTTCGCGGGCCGCGCCGCGAGGATTGGGGCCGCTCGTCGGCTGGTTCCTTGTGGAGTGGGCGCAGGAACTCCCCGCGTCACTCCACAAGGGCGACGTATGGCGGGACTACGTCCGCCTGGACGAGGAACGCAAGGCCGAAGGCGGCTCAAGGTTGGGCTCACCACAGTATGCCGAGGGATTCCGCCGCTACATCGAGGGCAGCCCGTTCGAGACGGACTCGGACGGGAGATATGCCCGCCCGATTCATGCCGCCATCGCCCGGATCGCCGGCAGAGGAGACCACGGCGGGATGATGACCCGCGACCTTCCGGTTGGCCCGTTCATGGCCCGCTTCCTGTTCCGGTTTGCGGTCTGCGGGGACCTCACCGCGTCGTGTGATTCGATGGGGCTCCCGCCCCAAGCTCATGCGATTTACGCCGAACAAGTCCTCTATCGGCTCTGGAAGACGTATGCCGTCGGACCGCAACTTCAATCGGAGCGGGTAGCCTAGACGCGGCGTGCTACGCTCCGCCAAACGCCTGGGTCGGGCAACTGATACCCGACAGCGCAACCGGCCGATGCGCCAGCCGGATTGGTTAGAATAAACACGTGCCGCATACGCCGATTCACCTGCTTAGCGCCAAGCTTCGGCCGTGGCAGGAAGTGACCATTGAGCGAGCGCGGCAGCGCCTCCCCGAATGGGCAGACGAGGGTATGGTGCGCGCCTATTTTGAGGGGGTAATCGGTGGCCCGAGGGCGCGTGCTAATCGGATGGCCGCGATTTACGGCTATCGCTTCCTCCCTACGGGTGTCGCTCCAGGGCTGGCCGAGAGCCATGAACGTATAGCGATCCGGTCTCGTCGCGAGTTGGCGGACGGATACCCATGCATTTATTGTGGAGCGCCGGCCTCGACCATCGATCATGTCTGGCCGAGATCCCGTGGCGGGGATGATCACCCCAACAATCGTGTGCGGTCCTGCGGGCCATGCAACTCGGCCAAAGGTACTCGCAGTCTCATCAACGATGAATGCCCAGCCTGCGGCTTTACCCGCGAGCCTAGCGATGTGGTTACTAGCACGGGCACGGCGTTTTACGCGTGTCGTTGCGGTCAATCCTGGCAGCGTGTTTGGGACTTCCGAACCGTTCGCCTCTAGTTCACCCGGAGGTTCCCCCATGTCCTACCAGACCCAGTATGTCCGCCTGCCCGACGACAGCGCCGAGCACATCATCGGAGACGGCCAGCGAACCGAATGCGGTGTGCCGATTCCGTACAACTCGCCGTGGAGCCGTGAGCCGGAGGGCAAGGTCTGCGCCAAGTGCACGAAGATGAGCGGCAAGGCGGAGGGGACCGAGGCCGCCTGGGACGAGATCCGCGAGGCGGAGGTTCTGGCATCTGCTCCACCGGTCGAGGCCCCGGCACCCACTCCCGACGCCGAGAAGGTGGCGACACCCGCCAAGACGAAGGCCGAGAGTGGCGGCAAGACGTAGGTACACGGCCAAGCAGCGAGCCGTTGCAGTCGGTATCGCCGCGCTGTCCAACGTCGAAGCCGCTGCCGCGGAGACGGGCATCCCCCGAACCACCATCGACTATTGGATGGACAAGCCGGAGTTCGTAGGTCTTCGGAACAAAACCCGTGACCAGGTAGCCGACGAGTTCTGGTCGACCATCCAGCTCGGGGTGAAGCGCATCGCGGCCCTTATCCCGGAGACGGACGACCTCCAGAAGGTATCCGTGGCCACGGGCATTCTCTATGACAAGCACGCCCTCCTGACTGGCGGGGCTACCGGGAGGACCGAATCACGTGACCTCACCGGGACCCTCTCAGACCGCGAGGTCATCGCCGCCGTTGCTGAAGCCGACGCGCTCGCAAGCGGTAGCGGAGTTGCGTCGACGGATCAGGATCCGCCAGCGGGATAAGGGCTACGAAGCCTTCGCGAACGATCCCGATGGGTTCATCCGGGTCATCCTCGACGAGCGCCCGTGGAGCATCCAGACCCGCATCGCGGAGAGCGTCCGAGACAACCCCAACACTGCGGTACCGTCGTGCTTCGGTAGTGGCAAGGACTGGATCGCCTCCCGCATCGCGATCTGGTGGGTGGCCACGGGCGGCATCGTCGTTGCTACTAGCAACTCGTTCCCCCAGCTCCGGGACATCTTCTGGCGCGAACTCCGCTACGCCCACGCCAGAGGGCAGCTACCGGGCCATCCCAGCAACGGCACGGACCTCCGCTGGGAGGTAACCGACACCGACTCGTTCGCCATCGGACGTAAGCCCGACGACAACGACCCCGAGGGGTTTCAGGGCTACCACGGCCGCAGGATCCTCGTCATCGCCGACGAGGCCAACGGCATCTCCGAACCGCTGTGGAAGGCGACCAACGGTCTCGTCGTCAACGAAGCGTCACGAAGGCTGGCGATCGGCAATCCCTTCGAGCCAACAGGGCCGTTCTTCGAGGCGTGCCGGCTGCCGACATGGCACGTCATCCCCATCTCGGTCTTCGACACCCCGAACTTCACCGGCGAGCCCGTCCCAGACAAGGCCCAGGCCGAACTGGTGGGGCCGTTCTGGCTCGAGGAGCGCCGCTCGGAGGGTCTCGAGGGTACGCCGTGGTGGCAGGCGAAGGTCCTCGGCCAGTTCCCCGACACCCAGTCGAACTCCGTCGTGCCCCTCGCGTGGGTCGAGCAGGCCAGAGCGAGGCAGCACCTCCAGGATGCCCGTGAGTGGGCGGGGCTGGACGTGGCTAGGTTCGGCACCGACGATTCGGTCCTCCTCGAAGGAAGCGGCAATGGCCCCGAGAGCGTCAACGTCGTCCACGGTCAGGACACCATGCAGGTGGCCGGCCTGGGTATGCGCTACCTACAGGCTCGACGGGGCACGCTGGCTGTGGACGTCATCGGCGTCGGTGGAGGCGTCGTGGACCGCATCCGGGAACAGAAGCCGCCCGGCAAGCTCATCCCCGTCAACGTTGCCGAGGCACCCGACCGGGACCCGGATCTCGTCCTGAACCTCCGGGCGCAACTGTGGTGGGACGCCCGTCGCGCGTTCGACCCGACGAACACCCAGGACGAACCCCTCAGCCTCCAACGCCTCTCTGACACCGACTACCAGCGGCTCCGCTCGGAACTGACCGCCGCCACCTACCGGATGACATCCGGTGGGAAGGTCCAGATCGAGTCCAAGGAGGAGATGAAGGCCCGCGGCCTGTCCTCCCCCGACCTCGCCGATGCGTTCTGTCTTGCCCTCTACGCCCGGTCACGCGCTCGCCGCCGGGTCTCCAGCTTTGGAGCAGTTGCGTGACCTATCTACGGACGCCACCCGGCGATGTAAGCGACGTTCCGGTGGTTGTTGCAGGGTCCCTTTGGGCTGCACCCACAAGAGATGCAGCTCCAAGGACGCCAACAGTAGTCGTGACCCGTGCCACGAGGCCACGCTTCGCCCGTATGGCCGATGCCAGGCGAATACGTGCCGTCTTCCAGACGTTGCGGGTACATTCCCGAACCGTATTCAGCCTCAAGGCTTCGCTTCGATCTAGCCGCCCACGATTCGATGCTGTAGCGGTCGCTGAGGTCGCTCATCTACTTGCCTTTCTTCGGGACGGGCGTGAACGGCTTGGTGCTGAACCGGAAGATCGGATCGTGCTCGGGGTCCGGTTCGCGCTCGTCCGCTCCGGGCGGGGGCCGCAATCCGTAGACCTCTCTGATCCCGGCCACGTACGTCGCGCTGTTGGCGGGAATCCAGTGCCCGATTACCCGCCCAAGGGCGGTCACGTAGACCTGTCGGTGCAGTTTGGCGTAGGTCTTGCGGAACTCAGCGCTGCTGATGCTCGGGATGTCTCGTGGGTCGGGCGGTTTGGGAATGTCCATGCGCACCAGTGTACGCCAGCGTACGACGGTGTACCAGCATGACCAACGACATCCGAGTGAGCGAGTGGGACGGCACGCCGTGGGCGGGACAGGCCACGCTCGAAACGACGAAGGCCCTCGCCATCCCCGACCGCCGTCTCATCATCCCCGAGCCCATCGAGATCAAGGCCGTCACCTCAACGGTGCCGTGGTCGACGGGCATCCCGATGACGAGCTTGTACGACACGCCCCAGAAGCGTGCCGCCGCGGCGATGAAGGCGTACAAGGTCGGTTGGTTCTACAAGGCTGAGCACAAGATCGCCGAGGACATCGCCTCGCTCAAGGTCTCCGTCGCCCCCGAAGACACCGAAGGCGACAACGAGAAGGAGGTCATCGAGCCGGACCTGTTCACGCCGTGGGAACGACTGGACCCGATCGGGCAGTTCCTCCGCCTCATGGAACGGCCCAACCCCAACCAGACGGGGCGTGCGCTCCGTGCAAAGACGTGGATTCGCACGGACATGGCGGGGACTGGGTTCTGGTACCTCGAAAACGGACTGAACAAGGGCCTGCCTACGGCCATCTACGGCATCAGCCCGACGCGGATGTGGCCATCCCATGACCGTCAGGGCAACCTCATCGGCTGGGTCATGGATCGTGACCAGCCGAGCGGTGGTGTGCCGTTCGACCTGGATGAGATCCTCGTCTTTGCCACTTCCTCCCCGGAGGACGGTGATCCGTTCGGCGTCGGCATCGTTGAGGCGATCTACTCCGAGCTGCCGTTGTCGGAGCTCATGGCTCGGCACGTCTCGGACCTCCTCACGACGGGTGGACGGCTGGCGGGGATGCTCTCACCCAAGGATCGTTCTCTCTCCGAGGACGAGTTCGTGGACGCCCAACGGGCATGGCGCAACGTGGCGAGCGACCCCAACGCCGCCCGGCGGCTGCTGCTGTTCCCCGAGCCGATGGAATACCAGGCAGGTGCCTCGACCCCGGCGGAGATCGGCATCCCCGAGCTGGCAAACCTCAACCGGGACAACATCCTCACCGCGTTCCCGATCAGCCCGTACATGCTCGGAGTACCGGTTCCGGGCGGGCTCAACGCCTCTGGGGAGGTTCGCAGGGAGGAACGTCTCAGCTACCAGCAGGACACGATCCATCCACGGGTGGAGCTCATCGAGGAGATCATCCAGGTCGGCCTTCTGTCCCGGTACGAGACGGTCATGGGCTCGACATACGACTTCGAGATCGCCGAGCCCAACCTCGACACCGCTCCAGCCCTCATCGAGAAGGTCGGAGCGCTGAAAGCCCTCATCGATGCGGGGTTCGACGACAAGGAAGCCGTCGCGGCGGTCGGGTTGGATCACATCAAGTACAACGGACCGCCTGCACCGCCGCCGGTTGTCGCGGAGGCTGGTACGGGCCTGGCCGTTGCCGCCGGCGATACGTCCCGACAGGATGTCTCCAATGTCCAGCAGACGCTCACCAAGGCCGCGCCCGAGGACCAGCGGGACGCCCTCGTCCGGTCCTCCGTGGGGCAGGCCAAGAGCAACCTCTCGATGTTCTTCGACGCCCAGCGGGAGCGCATCGCGGAACGGATCACGACGAAGGGCCAGAAGGCCCGCAAGGGCATGAAGGCCGATCCCGGCGACTGGTGGGATGCGTCCGTGGAGGACGCGGAGCTCCAGGAGACGATGCGCGGCATCTACGTCTCCGTCGGTCGGGCGGGGTTGCAGGCAGTCGCGGACAATCTCAACCGCTTCGTCGGCAAGTCCGAGGTCCGGACCGTTGTCGATGACCTGCTGACGTACGGTGGGGAGCGGATCGTCGGCATCAACGAGGCCACAAAGACGGCCGTCCAGCAGGTCCTCGCAGAAGGTACCCGGAGGGGGTATTCCCTCAATCAGCTCATCGAGGGTGTGGCGGAGGAGAACTACGGCGGGCTCAAGGGCGCGCTGCTCGAGAACGGCTCTCCTGCCTTCGACGACCTTCGAGCCGAGACGATCGCCCGGACGGAGACGATGCTCAGCTACAACCGCGCCTCCGTAACAGGCTACGGAGCGTACGGGGTGGAGCGGCTCCAGGCGTACGACGGGGATGGCGACGAGCAATGCGCCAACCGGGCGGGCGAGATCTTCTCCGTCGACGAGGCGCTGGGCATCGAGGATCACCCCAATGGAACCCTTGTATGGTCGCCTGTCTTCGGCGACAAGGCTGCCCATGAGGATCGGATGTTCGATCTGGCCGTCAAGGCCATCGACGCACTCGCCCAGAAGCCGGTCATCAACAACTACCTCGAACCCGCACAGGCTCCCGAGGTCCACATGGATGCCCCGATCGTGAACGTCACGACGCCCGAGATCAGGGTTGAGCCGACGCAGATCGATGTCCACGTCCCAGAGCAGCAAGTGCCTGAGGTGCGTTTCGAGGACGGAGCCATTCAAGTTGCGGCTCCCGAGGTGACGGTGGAAGCGACCCAGATCACCGTCGAGGCCCCGCAGGTCACCGTCGAACCTGCCCAGGTGACGATCGAGGCCCCACCCGCTCCCGAGGTGACGGTGAACATCCCCGAGCAGCGGACCGTGACGAAGGACATCGAGCGGAACGCCAAGGGCGAGATTACCCGGATCGTGGAGACGCCCGATGGCGACTAATCCGAAGTTCTCCAACCTCTGCGTCAACGGTGAGGCGGACTTCATCGGCGTCGCCCTCGATTCGGGCTTCGTCCGCATTTACGACGGCTCCCAGCCAGCCACTGCCGATACCGCATTGTCGGGCCAGACCCTTCTCGCCGAGCTGACGTTCGGAGCCGACGCCTTCCCAGCAGCCGTGGCGGGAGTCCTGACCGCCAACGCGATCACCTCCGACTCGTCAGCCAACGCCACCGGCACTGCCTCGTGGGCACGGTTGCTCAAGACCGACGGCACCTCCGTCGTCATGGATGGAACGGTGGGTACGTCTGCCGCCAACGTCGTCATCAACTCGACCGCGATCAGCGCGGGGGCCGTGGTGTCCTGCTCGAGCCTCACCATCACGATCTCCAAGGGATGAGCGCGTCAGGCACCACCACGGTGGATTTCGGGGCCTTCCCCGGATCCCCGGACGCATCCACGGTCATCACCGGCCAGGCGGGCATCGTCTCGGGCTCGCTCGTCGGGGCATGGGTCCGCCCCGTCGATACCGCGGACCACTCCATCGACGAGCACCGGATCGAGGGCATCGCGGTCTTCGCCGACACGATCGTGGCGGGGACGGGCTTCACGATTTACGCCCGCGAGGACGGTCCGACCGGCGGGGCGAACGAGGGCCACCGCCTCTACGGCCTGTACGGCGTGACGTGGGCCTGGACATGACGATCACGATGCATCCCCGAACCATCTGCGAGGCGCAGGAACAGATGCGCCTCCTGCGTGAGCCGCCGCTTCGGCTCTGGTCCTCGGAGTATCACGGCGGACGGCCGATCTTCTACCGCGTCCTCGAGGTCAACTTGACACACGTGACGCGAGACGCCGAGGGCTATTCCATCACGATTGACGCTGAGGTCGACCCTCGTCCCCGCGTGAGGAGTTAGCGTGCCTGCTCAGATCATCGGCAACGGTGGCGTCGTCGCGGACGTCGATGGGACCACGTTCCGCGCCCTCCGGACGACGGGCCGCCCGATCGACTACGGCTCTCTCGGCTACTATCGCGTCTCCGCCGTATCGGGAACGATGGCCGCCGCCCTCGCCGCGAACAGCGAGGTCTTCCAGTTCCGCTGGCCCGACGCGACCCGCTTCGCGGTCGTGACTCGCGTGGCGATCTCGGCAGGAGCGAACGTTGCCGCCACTGCCGCCGCTTTCGGCGCGCCTGTTCGCAGACAGCGCCGCAAGTGTCGCTGCCGCAGTTGTGCGGCGCATCGGCGCTTGGCGAGCCGCAGATCGAGCGCGACACGCTCGGGAGCAATGGATCCGCTCGGTGTCGCTCTGCCATCGGTCGAACCATTCCCGACAGCCCGGACAAACGATCCGAACGACGGCCGTCCGAGGTCGGTTGACGGCTCCGTAC